CGTACTACTGCATCCATGTCTTGCTGATAAAGATCATAGACAGATGTGAGAGCTTTAATATAGGTAGACCCACCCTGTGTTGGATTCCATGTAAGCCCACCATCATCTGACCAATGTGTCTCTATAGATTGTCCCTTTGCTTCATAAAGGAGCTGGGATACTCTAAATGTTGAAGCTTCATACTCAGATCCAGCACTTGCTAGGGTTCCATCAGCTGATGCCTTGATTCCTTTGGTGGTTGGATACACAAAATCTGGTGTCTGGAACTCATTAGTAATAGCAACTCCATTATTATTATATGTGCTCTTACTTAGCTTATAAACATTACCAGAACTGTCTCCTACAAGAAAAATTGGGGTGTTGGCCTTTGTAACAGTGCTTCCAAATGTAAAGTTTTGATCACCAATAGTTCCAACTAGATCTGCGATTGTCAAAGCTGTTGCTGATTGATAACTACCCCATCCAGTCATAGTACGAGTTTTTTGGTACCATACTTCAAGAACTCGATCAAGGCAATAGATGGTATCTGGATAGTCTGTAGATGTAGGAATCCAAAACTGGATCTCATCTTCAGATTCTATATATAAAATGAAAGCCCTAAGGAACATTGTATAATTTACAAGATTAAAAAAAGATCTCTTTATCTTGGTGTCTATCCTTGTAACAGTATTATCACCAACATACTTATAAAGATCTCTAAGACCAATAACATAATGAACTCCATCTACATTAAGAACACAGGCCTTTCCTGCACAGGTTTGACCCTTAACCATCGTTGTAAAGCGAAAGGGTGTTTGACCACCTACCCACTCCATTAGAACAATGGAGGCACCCTTGTAAATTGCCCAAGTATTTTGAGAGAGTTGCTCTCCAGTAATACATGCAGAAGAGTCATCTGTAAGGTCTTGATAACCTGCTGTACCACCAATAAAGTCATCAACCTTTCCTATATTAGTCCAGGAACCCCTTTGTGGGGCGTCTGCTCCATTCTCTGTATTATTAAAAAGGATAACATGGTCTTTTGCAATGAGAACAAACTCTGATGTAGTAATAGACCCAGCAGCTAATGTGGTAGTTAAATTAAGCTGACCTGTTGCTGCAGTACCACCATACTTCTTAGGTTGGTTAATACCATTAGTAGTAATCATTGTATCATTTAGAATGCCAATAGAGAAAAGATTATCTGCTGTTCCTGTATAAGCATCAACAGACCTAATATCATCTAGATAAACAGTCACTGCTCCAATATCAACATTGACATTAAGTCCAACGCTAATGATGGCTGTTAGATTTGCTGGTGTTGCATAAGCAATATAAACAGGTGTCCAGGTATTAGCTACTAAAGCTGGAATAGAAAGTGTCTCTAAAGGACTTACACAGCCAGAAGTATCATCTAAGAGTAACCTAATGTCTCCAGCAGATGTTGCTACAGTAGAGTAAATCCAAAAGTGAACACCAAGCTCTGTTGTTAAGTTCTTTGCAGCAAAATCTTCATAAGCAGCTAATCCTGTTGTGAAACCAGCAGCTATTACTAGTTTTGAAGAGTTTGTTCCACGAAGCTTTACAGAACTATCTGCTGTAGCTGTTACATCTGCACTAGCTACCCAAGCATCTTCACAGTCCTCAATAGTTTGTCCTTTAGTAATGCAATCCCATGTGTTGGTCGTTGTATTAAGTTCATACGCATTAGTAGTTGTATGCGTAACAAGTCGTGTAGTTCCAGAGCTAAGAAGGAACTCATCTGCCCGCATGAAAATGCCATTCAACTGATTGGTCTTAAGAACACCTGGCGTTGGGTATGATACATGACCAGTATCAGAGGAAATTACCCCATCCTTAAGATAAACACCTGACATAAAGGGAGAGCTTTCATCTGGAATATCTGGACCAGATGCTACTGTAAAAAGGCCCTTCGTTGGTGCATCTATATTCTTAATTGGCATTTAGGCTTTTATCTCTCTAGCAACTATTGAAGTAAAGACAACTCCCCCAAAGACTCTTGCTCCAGTTGCACCAGCGTTAACATGGTATGCACCAGAGTCACAACCTATTTTAAGATTAAATGTTATTGCTGCAGTTCCAATACTACCAGATTTAAAGTACTTTACAGTTGGTGTTATAAAATGATTTGCTAATGAATAAAAAGGTGCTGCTGCTACACAAGAGGCAGTATTAAAAATACAAGACACAATTCTACCATCAAGGCCATTCTTTGCTCCTGCAGCAACAGCTACAACCTCAAGATTATTAGTATTACTCAGCGGAGTAATCGTAACAGCCACAACTTGTGAGGCTTCACTGTCTTGTGGAACAGTATCATCTATTACAGCAACTGCATTACAAGTTACTGCAGTTAATACAGTACCAAAGACTTCTTGAACGATAGCTCCAGTAGAAAGAAAAGGTACTGTACGATTTGTTAATTGAACCTCAGTTCCAGCTTCGTTCTCAAAGAACATTTCTTGTAGTCCACTACCTACTGTTTTAGTATAAAGAGCAGCAAGTTGTGTCCCAGCAATAGTTGGCTTTGCTGCTTGATTCTGTAGTGTTATAAACTTATGCTTTCCCGCTTCTACTGTAGAGGACTGTGAAGAAGGCCATTCATGCTCAAATGCCATTCTTGACCGAACACCTATCCGATCATCTCTACAATAATCATCAACCTGAGAAACAAGAGTAGAGTCTACAGGTGTTGTTTCATCCCATGCAGAGCCATCACCAAGTGCCATAGTCTTTTCTCCTAATAATTTTAACCAATACCCATAAGCATTTTCTGTGAAAGTCTAGAAGAATCTATAGAATAAGCTGATGTAGGGGGTGTAAAATTCCCAGTCCATCTAGCAACACCTTTAGAGAATCTAAACTCATCGATATAGCCATTTAACGCAGCACTGCCATCACTAGCTGCTCCTATGAAGGGTCTACCTGCACCAGGACCAAGATAGTTTATACTATCAGTAAAAGTAGAACCTTCCTGTGTACCACCCATAAAAAGCTTAGTGCTTGTTCCTGCTCTTGCAAGAGCAATATGGACCCATGTATTGATACTAACAGACGCTGTGCTAACAATCCTCTCCGATGAATTAGCAAAATAATGGATTTTATCATCGCTCCCAATATAAAAACCTCCAATGTAAGCCCCATTCGTTCCAGAGGGTCTGCCATCATAAAGGAATTGACTGATGCCAGTAGCAGCAGGTCGAACCCAAAAATCAATAGTCCAGTCGCTAGTACCAACTGTAAAATCTGCACTTCCATCTAATGACAGATAACCAATTGCAGCTGAGAACGCTGAGAAACCACCAAACATAGATGCTGCAGATGACCTGGCAATCGTTCCATTTAAAGTAACTGTGTGCGCATAATTACTAGAATCAGATAATGAGGTATCATCATTATGTAACATTAAAACTGTTTGTGCATCTATTCCAGGCATTTGCTCTTTACCCCGATATCGTTATATAGCTTAGCCAACCAGAGTAGCTCCCAGACGCTGCTGCTGAAGCTACTAAGGATTGCGCTGAGGTTGTTCTATGCCAACCATGATCATTATGTCCAAGGACCATACCAACACCACTAGTCGCAATAAAAAGTGTTCCTATATCTGTTGTTGCAGACTGCCACTTGAATGCAGCTGCAGTATTACCATTCATCCAAAGTGATGTAATAATATGTACCTTATTCGCTGCAGAAGTAACAACTATAACTGCTGCACTAGTTGTAATGCTTAACCAGAGTTGATTAACATTTGTACTGGTTCCATTATACCTAACAGAACCTCCAGTAGGTATTGCAAAAAAGTCTGCTGTAGTTGCGAGACCTATTGCTGTTACAGAACCAGAGACTGCAACAGTATTTATAATAGATGCAGAACCGCTAATAGTAAAGGGTCCAGCGGTATTCACAATAGTAACTGGTGCAGTAGTACTTGCTCCGACTAGAATAAAGGAAGCTGTAGTAGATAAACCGATAGCTGTAACTGAACCTGAGATAGCTACAGTATTGATAATAGAAGCTGAGCCAGAAATACCCAGACCTACACCTGTTACAGTATAAGGACCTGCTGTATTAACATTAAAAACTTGTCCTGCAGCAGACGTTGTAAATGCCCAACCACGAGCAGTTGTAGCACCAGACTGAATACCAATAACAAGAAATCCAGTTCCTGTTGCTCCTATGGCAGTACCACCCTGCTGATAAAGTGGAGATACTATACTTACATCTTGCGTTCCAGATGCAGCAACAATACCTGTAACTGTTCCAGAAACAGCTACAGTATTAACAACATTTACTGGAGCAGTAGTTCCAACAGCAACAAGCTTAACATCTGCTGTACCAGCAAAAGCTGCAGAAACTGTACCACTTATACCTATTGGTTGAGCAACAACTAGTACATTCTGAGTTCCAGCAGGAGCAAATACACTTGTAACTGTTCCAGAGATACCAACGGGTTGTCCAACTACTAGAACATTCTGTGTAGCTGTTCCTGCAATAATAGATACTGCACCAAGTGCAGCAGTACCTGCAGGAATAGAAGCTGTACTATCCCAAGAGACTATCTTAACATTAGTTGTTCCACCAATAGTTATAGCTGGATTAGCACCAACACCTATAGGCATTAAACAATCCTCTCCCTAGGAATATCCTTCCAAATAATTCTTTCTGCCTCAACTGTATGCCATTCCAAACGTGGAACTTTAATAATCTCTTCTACAAGCTTAGTTCCACGAAGAGCTGCAACTTCTTTCTGTGCAAGTTTAATATCCTCTGTAAAAGCTGTAATAGCTACAACAGCATCACTTAAGCCTTTAATGATCTCTGGAAGAGACTTGATCAAGCTCTGAACCTGCTCTAAGTTCTTAATAGTAAGGACCTCAAATGGGACTTCCTTTTTTACAGGAATCTCTACTTCCTTATTAACCCACTTAGGAACTTCAACTTCAACCTCTTTGGGTATAAATTTGGTGGTAGGCTCTTCCTTTACAACATACTTTGTAGTTGATTCTTCTTTAGGAACATACCTAAGAGTCTCCTTAAGAACAGTATTAAACTTAATAGTATCTTCTTCTCTTGTAACAAATCGTGTTTGTGGAGTATCAATGTAGACAAGTTGCGGAACTTCAATCCTCTTAGTAACTTCAATCACAGATACATTTTCAACTACAAGGGTCTTATTCAACTTTTCTGTTGTAACAAGAGGCCCAGAGCCATTTGGATTTGCTTGCCCACCTATAATCGCCATTATCGCCCCCGCTCAAGTATAATAAACACATTCATCGCAACAGAAGCTGTATTAGTATAAGTCAACTTTAAAGACTCTCCAGAAAGCATAAGTTCTTGAGCATAGAAGTCTAAGTTAATAGGAATACCAGCACCCATATTTGGGATGCTTTCAGCAAGTGTAGCAACAACAGCACCACCACTAGATTGAGTCAAGTGCTCTAGCTTTATAGTATCTCCAGGTCCAGCACTTGCTGGAATAACAGAGATTCCATTAAGAGCACAACCCCCAGCAGTAATACTAAGGAAAGCAACATAATCTCCAGAAGCGGAACTTACTGGAAGAATGCTTCCTTTATAATAACATCCACCTTGCTTAACTCTTTTTGGTATTGCCATCGCCTAAAACTCCTTTAAGTTATTTCCAAAATGGAAATTATGGTACAGGTAAGTAAGCTACGCTATACGCACCAGTACCAGTTGCATCTATAATTAAGTTAGTGAATGCTATTGGACTAGTAAAAGATGCACCACCAGCAGCAGTAATTGCTGCTTGAAAGTACAACTTTGCATCCGTGCCATCAAGAAGCGTTGTCTCCATAGCACCTGCACTACCTCTGATACTTACTGCAACAAGCAGACACTTACCAACAGTTGAATCTGTTGCAGACATTGTTGTTACTTTTGCTGATCTTAATTGCATACTTCCTCCTATCCCTCAGGATAACCAAACATTGGATCATCAGGTAAACTACCAGCTTCTTGCCAAGGCGAGGCTGTAACATTTCCAAAGCCCTGCAAATTTATGGCCTCTGCTTGAGGTTCCCAATCACTATCCCCCTCTGCTTTCATAGCGTCTGTTAACAGGCCCATCACCTTTGGAAGCCATATAGCTACGTCTGCATACTCTTCCAGAGCTAAATAAGTCTCCATAACTGTAGCAGCAACTAAGAGCTGATCTTTATTCTCAAAGTCAGAGAACTGACCATCAGAGGTTAGAAGAGTAGGCCATTGTGGATAAACAATACGCATGGTATAAGCATCGTCTGGAATATAGAAAAGCTCGATTGCATTGCCAAGCCGAGTATAGATTATGGGGCGTTGGTTAGAGAAGTTCTCAGGACGAGGAATCTTCTTCTCAAATTTCACTCTGT